ATTAGACATCTATACCTCCTGTCTTATTTTTAAATTTACTTAATTGTTTAGGAGAATTCATAAGAAATTCAAAGTCTTTCTTATTTTTCTCTACTAACTTTTGCATTTTTGCATTAGCTTCTTTTGCCTCTCCAAATGCTAATCGTGATCTCATATCAGCACTAGCTATTTGATCATACAGTTTTAATATAAGCTCATTCTGTTCATGGATCATTCTTATTTGATCCATGTTTTCTGTAGTACAAGTACAATGCTCATGCAATATTAAATCACTCATTCAAGTCCACCTCCTGCAGGATATCTCTTGTCTAACATGGCAATTAATTTATCATGTTCTGCTAAACACATACTTGATAATGTTTCAATGTTAAGCCTTGTCATATCTTCTAGTTCATGACCAAGTACTTCTACTGTAGCATCATAAGTCTTTACTCCTTTAACAGAAGTACCTACATTGATTCTAACTCTAACTCTACTTTCGCCTTTAACTTCTTCCATATATTTATCTCCTTCAATATGGCGAGGGAGTGGCAGGTTAAACTTACTAGTTTCTCATCTAGTAAGGGAGTCTACAGCCAAGCAGACCAACCACTCCCTCTAATTTATTTATTTTTTTAATACGAATTATGGATCAGAGATACAGGAGTTAGGGGATAGGGGTGGTATCTCTGATAAAATAAATGAGTAGAAAAAATAAATAAATTATTTTCCAAACTCATTATTTAGTATCTTAACAAACTCATCTGTTACAGCATTGATCCAACCTAATTCTTCTTGATCTATTTCTTTCAATGCTTTGTCTGATTTGCTTGCAGCTATTTTAAATGCTACTGCTCTATCTATTCTTTCACTTGTAGACATTCCATTAGATGATATGTTTGTTGTCACGGGTGCAACTGTATTTGTTGGAGGTGCTGTAGGTACAGCAACTTCAAGATCAGTAGCACCAAATGCTACTATCTCCCAATCCCATTCGTGATTTAATAATCTTCCTTCTTCATTGTAACCTTTCTTAACCACACCTTCTCTAGTTTGTTGCAGTCTTCTTCTTCTTAAAGAAACTGTTTGAGTTTGACCAGGCTGTAAGTCTTTTGCACCAGGTAGGCTCTGTAATATCCAATACTTCTTAGCATAGAATTGATCTACAGCTTCTATCCTTGCAGTAATTTCAAACTGATCCTTCCCATAATTATTGGAAGGAACAATGCTTTCTATTACCATATCAGCAGTCATTTCTGCAGCCATAGCCTTAGGTTCAGGTGGGTTTGTATTTATAATCGCAGGTATTTGATTCATTTAATCCTCTCTTAACTTTGTTTATTAATTTGTCGGAGTCTTTTAGGGTCTTCATCTATACCAAAGTTGTCAAACATTACTTGTCTTGTCATAGATATCCACGGGACATAGACTTGTAAGTCTTCTATAACAAATAACTTTAACTTGGTACCATATCTACTTGTCCAATCACCATCATACTCATGATAGAATTGAGGACTTATAGAATAAGTATCAGGATATACTAACTGTTGATCTCCTTTCTTCCTTCGATAAGCTATGTTAACTCTTAATTCGTTAACACCTGCTACTCTTCCTGGAGCTAATCCTATTTGCCTATGACCACCATACCAAATAGGAGTTTTGATCTCGTAGTATCGTACACGATAATCCCCTTTCATTTAAATCTCCTTCATATATTATAGCATATTAGTCAAGATTTTTATATCTTATTTATCAGCTTCGTTATACTAATCTGACTCTCTGCATTTTTTACAATATGGTATTCTTTCTCCGTTCTTACCATATCGTTCTGCAAATTCTTCATCAGTTATTTCTCCATCCATATATATTTCTTCGGGGCCACATAATACACATGGTTCGTGTCTGTCTACCCATCCATAATGATAGACCACATTAAATATAGCTTGAGGAATACGAACTGCTAGCCTTGAAGTAGCTGAATCAGATAAGATAACAACTGCATAGTAATCATCATATACATTATTTGGTTTGTGAAACTCTATTCGTATTCGTCTATCAGATCCTGGCTCTGTGTATAATGCTGAGGGATAATCAGGTCTGCCGTCTATAAAATTATCTTGATAATATACTCCTGTTTCAAATAATTCAGGATGTTTTGTTGGTTCTCCACAACTCATTACTCTTCTCCTTTACTGTCTAACCATGTATAAAATTCTAATCTTAATTCATCTATATCTCCACCATTTCTTACATCAACATCTCCATTTATTAAATCAACTATCCATTGTGCCATGCTTTCTTCTGATATAAAAAATTCCATATCATTTACACAAGCACCTTTATCTTGTATTACAGGTACAGTTCCATCTCCTTCTATATATTTATCTTGTTTAATATGACTGTCGTCAAAGGGATTCCACCCTGCAAATCTAGGTTCGTTACTCATTTAATTCTCCTTTAATAATAAATAGAGAGTAACTTACCCTACTTTGACAATGCTATCGATTACAAATCAGCACTCGTGGGATTTATAGTTACTCTCTTAATAAAGAAAGAGCTGTATAAATACACTTTCCACTTTCTTTATAATAAAGAATGATCTAACAGGTGCACACTTAGTTACGGCTTTCATTCTTTAAACATATAGAGAGAGCTGTTCGATATGGTTGGTCTATATATTATCAAGTATACTTGTATATATCCTAGAGTTTAACCATTCCATTTAATATACATACTGTATAACTCTCTCTCAAATTCAGGGACTAAGCAGGGGTTCCTTTATGTAAGTCTGTTAAACTTTTTTTCTGTTGTTCGTCTTGTTCTTTTTCTTTCTTCTGGTATTCAGCCCATAACTTTTGTAAATATAATGGGTCTTTATCTTTGATAATTCGTTTATCAAGGATCTGTTCGTCTATCCATTGAATCCATTGAGTGGAATTTTTAGTTCCTGGTTCTATTTTATTTTTCTTTTTACTTAATAACTTTTCAAATGCAGCATTATCTATTTCTTTGTTATCATAGATAAACCATAAAGCTATTAAAAAGTTTTTAGATTTTTCTTTTAGATGTTCAGCACAAACTCCCATCCATGTAGCAAGATCATCTGATCTATTAGGGTTAGGGTATGTTAAGATTCCTTTTTTAAATCTTCCATACAATGAGTTTGTACTTTTATTTAAACAAAACAATCCTAAACTTATACCAAAATTAAACTTATGTGCCTTCATAAACTCTGCTAACAAAGGATAATTTTCAAAAGTTGTATCTCCATCTTCTGCATCTTGATCTCTTTGTATATAGTGTGCATGCCAATCAGGATATGTCCAACCTTTTCTGTCCATATTCAAACGAGCTATGTCATTCTTAGCACTTAATCCTTCTACTACTATGTAGTAAATAGGAAGTTTTAATCTTTTTCTAGCTTCAAGTCTGTTACCACCATCAACTACTTCCATCTGTTCGTTTACTATTATTGGAGTAGCTTTCCTTAAATCCTTTTCAGCAAAGCTAGCCATAAGTTTGTAAACATATTCTTCTGTTACAGTACGATTATATTCAGTAGTATTAAACATATCATACTTAGTTGTCTTCCATACTATGTCAACATATGTTTCGTTTGACTGAGTATGTGGGTTCCATTGTCTGGAAGTTTTTTCTATTACCTCTTCTGTGTTATTCATTATTGTACCTCAATTAATTCTTTGTTTGTAAATTCAATCATTCTATCTGTGACATAAGCATTGTTACTAAAGTCTGCTTTTGTCTGAGTAGGATTGTGCCACAGTACATTAGTACAGGCATTGTAAAAATCCCACACACTAGCTTGATTGCTGTCTTTAGTTTCTTTGGAAAAATTCCTATAGATTTTACCAAAGGTACTATCTGATATGCCAGGTATAACATTGCTTGCTATATGTCTAAGCATACCTTCATCTAAGATTGATCTATCCATCTCAGAGAATGCACTCATCATTCCTGATACTTGCTCTCCACTTGAATCAATCAATCCTAAAATCTTTTCTACATCATCTTCCCATTTAGCATTAGACTTATCATGTAATATTCTTACACTATCTAAGCTATGGTTAGTAACCATACCATTAGTACAGATCAATCTCTCAAGATGTAATCCTGCTGTAAGAGCTTTACTTCCGTCATAACTATTTAGAAAGTGTAACCCTAACCCAACAGTATCTCCTGTCTTGATACCATTTTCTGAATCTATAGTATGGGTCTGATCTGTAGCTGTGTAGTACAAACCAAATGACTTACCATTATAGAATTCTTTTTTCACTTCCCAATTGAGAGGTGACTCCTGTGTGATATGATTAGCCATATCAAACACTTGCTGATTACTGACTAACAAGTAGTCATCTCTAACAACACCAACCTCTTTCCATTTACCCTTGCCACTCTTACCTGTATCGGTTTGAATAGCAAAAGCTGAAGAGCTAGTGCCGTCTGTACCTACTAAAGATACTTTCCTTATATCAGCATAAGGATCTAATTTAGGTTTTGTTTCCATAACAAATTTCTCCCTGAATTAAATTTAATAAAACTAATTTATGTATTGGATTTCATAGTATCAAATTCTTCTTCAATCCAATTGTTTGCTAAGTTGTTGTCACTCATGTACCAACCAAGTAGTATTTCCCTAATCACATTAGGCATCAACTCTCCGTCTTCACTTTCCTGGTGCCATTCAACTATAGCTTCTATCTTAGGCATTAATACTTTATTAAAAGTATTTGCCATCTCTTCAACTTCTTTCATTCGTTGCTTTGCTACTTCTTTATGATTTATTTCTAAACCAAATTGAAAATCTATCTTGTTATCTAAATCATCCATACTATTTCTTTAAACTATTAATTAATAATATACTCATGGCTCCTACCTTCCTGTAGTTTCTAGTAGGCATTAAGCTGTTTATAAACTGTCATGGATCAAACTGCAGATGACAGTAACAGGAACTTCACCAAGAGTATTAAATATATTGACTAAGCAAACCCCCTACTGTATTATGTAGTAATTTCTTAGCTATCAGGGAACTGATTTGCTTAGTCATGGCACAAGCGACAAGAAGTTTATAAATGGCAAAGGAGTTAAACCCAACTTGTCGCCACTTTCGGAGGTGACCTTAATCTTCTTTATTTCTTGTCCACCTTTTCTTATTCCGTGGACAATTCTTATGTTCACTATACCATTGAGCTTGCAGTACACCAGGTACATTCTCTGTACCTATATTGATTAATTCACTATTCATATTCGTGGTACTCTCTCCACATTTTTTGCACAATGGATTATCTTTTATAATAGATTCTCTTGTTTCTTTCCAAGTCTTACTCATGCTTTCAACTCGTAATATATTTTCAATAACAGATCGTCTGCCTTGCGATCATTGCTACCAAAAAAGAAACTCTTACTGCATTGATCTAATGCTTTCTCTATGTCATCATCTGCATACTTAAAGAAACAATAAGCACATATATCTGCTGTACCCATGGTTCCTTGAGTGCATTCAAAATTGCAATCAATAGTATCAAAAACTATACTAAAACTAGTCACAGTAACCTCCAATAACTAAACTAAAAAACAACAATAACAAAAACCCAAAACCAAAATATAGGATTAGGATTTTTTTTGCCATGAATAAAGTAAACCACATCTTTGATGTGGTATTATTTTATGTGGCAAAAAAAATTAATCCTATAGTACATCTAACCCCTCTATATCTTTCATTAATCTATTCGTTATCCTTGCATCTGTAATTTTTTTTCTTTGCTCTGCTATATCCCTTTTTATAATTGATTCATTCTTAGCAAAAAGTGGAACACAAACATCGCAGCATCCTTCGTCATCTTCTGTCATTCCTTTATGTCCTATTCCTTTCATCACCTTACATAGTTCTTTCAGTCTGTGCTGTGCCTGATCTTTCGTAGCCTCGTGTAACCACATATCATCTGTCACTCCAAGCAAAGCTTGTGCTAACTTCTCTATCTGATAAGATAACATTGTCTTGAACCAATCACTTCGCTGATTAAAGTTAAAATCTTTTCCTGAATAATGTGTACTCATCTTAAACTACCTCCTTCGCAATGATCTGGATTTACTATATATTCATTGTACATACCATTCGGATCTAAATCAGGATCATGTCTGTCACAGAAATCTGTGTCAGGCATCCATACATTTTCCTCAGGCATCCACTCCTTAGTTTCCTTGCAGTCATTGCAAGAATTAATCTTGTCCCAATCTATCTCTCTTATTTTCATTTACCTGCCTCCTCTGGTAAGTCGTCATTACTATCGAACTGACTATTGATAATACCTTTTCTTCCGTACACTGCTTCGTCATCTAATTGATTCTCAGAATCAAATGACTCTTCTCTCCGACCTGAACCGTCAACTAAAGATTTGCAATTGCAATTACGATAGTCACAGTCACAAGACTCTGTATCAGGGTAAGTACCCTCGCTACCTGCAATAAAAGAATCTAAATTCGAATCCTGCTGTGCCTTAACTGTCAACCAACTGCTAACAGAACGATTAAAATTTCTAAAACCCATGCTCACTCCTTTGAATTTTTTGATAAGAACTTTGGGATAAAGAAAATTTGATCATGTTTTTGGAACAAAAATATGATACAATATTTTCCCCAAATGTTCGTTCAAAAATTCAAGGAGTAGCATAGCTTCCTGGCTTCGCCTCACGATCTGCGATCCCCTCGTATGACACAAACACTGCCTCTGGCTGACAGCTAGTTGCACTAGCTGTGGTGAAATAGAGCCTTCGGCTTCGATCATCTAATAAGACACAAACACTTTGTCCCCAAGCCTTGGGCTTGATCATACGAAAGGAACTCCGTTCCATGATACTGTCGTCTAATGTAAACACTTTAGATCAGGGATCCTAAAGCTTTCTTTAGAATGGAAATAAAAGAAGGGGGGGGAAGTTAAAGTTTTGGCATTGCCAAAACCATTGGAGGTGACTAAGTCACACCCCAATGGTTTTAACTTCTAGCTATTGATTGCTTTGCAATCTTAGCTATAGCTTTCAGATGTAATATCTTCGGAATGAAATCCTTAACAGGAAGGTTCCGTATTCCTCATCGTATGAATCAGTCGGGTGGCAAAATATGCACTGATTGTTACAGCAATAGCTTTGAATCCAAAGATCTTTGTCCTCCTTGATCAGTAAAACCTGAAGAGTAGGAACTCCCACTCGCCTAATCCAATGGAAAGATTTTAAATCTCTTCGTCAACTTGCTAAGGATTTGGGTTCCATTTTCTTAGCCTATTCGAATTTGCAACCAATAATATTCCTCCATAAAATTGACCACTTCACTTGTGTAGTCAAGGCCTTTGCAAGAGCAAAGACTAAAAGTCTTGTTGACGGCAACTCATAACACCCCTATAAATAGCATTAAATAAAATAATAATAATTGTAGCATATGGCGAAAGTGCCATATGCTTTTGAACAATTATTATTAATGCTATTTATTGGAGGTTTATATGAGTAGCACTTACAACAAAACTTTTAACAACACAAGTTCAGGGAATTTCATGAAAGAATATTCTTCGGATCAAATTGCGAATTGGAAGAAAAGTGGAACCCAAATGGGCAAGTCTTGGGAAGAGATTGAAAATCTTATCCTTGGCTTAGTTCGGAGGGGAGTACCAACTCTTTCAGAACTTACTGATCTTTATCAGGAGGAAAAAGCTCTTAAGGTTAAAGCTATGGCTTTAAACAATCAGGCTTTTGCCACCAGAGTGATTCATTCTTTGATGAGAAATAACGACCCTGTCGTTAAGGATTTAATTCCTGAAGATACTCTGAAAGCTATAGCTAAAGATATAAAATCTAATAGCTAAAAGTTAAAAGCAATTGGGGGGATTAGTCCCCCCAATTTTTTTGTCTTAGCAAATATGCTAAGACAAAATTTAACTTCTAGCTGAGGTGTTTGCCTCAGCAAACTCCTTCGTAAATTTTGTTTGCCTTGGGGCAAACAAGCGACTAGGGTCGCTTAGAAAATTTACAGGAAGGTTTCTAACCGTAATGCAATAGCACTGTTGTGCTATTGTATTACTCTACACGAGCAAAAAATTGCTTACGGCAATTTTTTGCGAGTTCACTCGAATTTGCTCTAAGCAAATTCGTAGATTGTGGGGTGGGGTGCACACACGAAGTTGCATAGCAACTTCTGTGGTGGGGAAAAATCGGATGTCTTGAGCCGAAAACATTATCAATTCTTGTCCTTGGTTCAGTTCACACTCACAAGTCTTGTTCTTAGTTTGCGATTTATTTTGTCCTCTTGGCTCACATATTGCCTATTAAAATTAATAATAATAATAACACAGCAAAGCTGTGTTAAAGTTAATTATTATTAATTGGCAATATGGAGGCCAAGATGGAATACAAAATAAATAACGACAAACAAGACAAGATCATTGATAATTTTGCAATTATCAATGATAGTGAGTGGACTGAACAGGACAAGAAGGAACTCCTAGCGAGTTCCATCTTTGATAATGTTGTTCGTATAGCTCAAGAGCATAGAGATTTTTACGAAAGCTAAATAGCTTTCTCCCCACTCACAGAAGTGTGTTGCCTATGCAACACACTTCGTGTGTGGTGTGTTGCACCAATTGCCCATGGCAATTGTGCAATCACTTCCTCATTTGCAAGTGCAAATGTACGGAAGTGCCGTTGCAAGTGCAACGAGCACTTATGGTGGGGGGACACTTCCTAATTTGCAAGTGCAAATTTTCGGAAGTGTCGTTGCGAGAGCAACGAACACTTGTATTTGCAAATGCAAAATTGTTTTTTGCAAATAAAGTCTTTCAGCATTTGGGTTGCAAGAACTATTCATTTTACCTAATTGCTAAACAATTAATAATCCTAACACAGCAAAGCTGTGTTTTATAATGATTATTAATTAGCAATTAGGAGTTAAAATGAATAAGTGTTCTTGCTTAAACCCAAAAGCTTTTGGAAAGACTTTATGTTCTTGCAAAAAACATAAATCTTGGTGTTGTTTCTTTACAGCAACTAGTTGCAGTAAAGATTTTCTTTCTTCTCTTTATCCTTTCTTAAAGGATAAAAGAAAGAAAATATAACACACCAAGATTTGCATTTGCAAATCGTGTTGCTCTTGCAACACTCCTTGGAGTTGCTTTGCAACTCCTACAGGAGGGGACACTCCCTCATTTGTAAAAAAAAGCAAATGCCTAAAAGGCATTCGCATTTGCTTTTTTTTTTACAAATGTACGGAAGTTGCCCAAGCAACTTATCGTGTCGTGTGTTGCGATAGCAACAACACGGGGAGGGGTCGTAAAGTAAATATTCTTCTTGCATTTTAGCACAATCTTTGATTGTGCTATGCTAAGAAGAGAATATTTATTTACTTAGGGGGGTGGTCGTATGAGCATAGCTCATACTCCCTCCACACAGTTGCCCCTGGCAACTAGTGTGATTGTGTGTGTTGCAAAGGCAACACTACACAATGTAGGGGTATGCAATACCCCCCGTTAATTGCCTTCGGCAATTGAAAGCATACATTATAAAAGCAAATGCCTAAGTGGCATTTGCATTTGCTTTTATAATCAAATGCTCTTTGCAACAATCGTCAGGCGATTGGTTGCAAAATTGCATTTGGTATGCTTTCTGTGTTCCGTGTCGCAAAGCGACAGGAACAGAGCCCCCCTAGTTAATTGCAAGTGCAATTAACTATTGCTACTCAAGCGATTGCCCTGGGGCAATCCATCGTAGCAATACCCCGTAGGGGTGGCTCCGTAAATGTCTAGCCATTGTAATACGATTCAAATAAGCCAAATCGTCAAGCGATTTGCATTTGAATCTGTTGCCACTAGCATTCGCTAGGGCAACATTACAATGTGCTTGGACATTTACTCCCTTGGAGTAATACTTGCCGTAGCCTACAACAAGCGATTGCCAATGTATTGCACAGCAAGGTGCAATAATTGAGCAATCCGTTGTGGCTACTACTCCAAGCTTACCTGTGCTTGCAAATTGTCAAGCAATTTGCTTGTGCTGATTAATTGCTTCAGCCCTTGGGGGCTTAGAAGCAATAATTGCACAAACAGCACAGGTAAAAAACAGTAGCAATCGCAAGTGCGATAGCAACTGTTGCGAGGGGTTGCAATGCAAGGAGTGGAGGGTGCAACCCCTCGCTGTTACAGTCGCTGTGCGACTGTGCAAGTTTGCAAATAAAATGCAACAACCAGGTTGCATTTGATTAGCAAACTTGCCCGAGCAATTGCTCAATGCAATTGCGAGGGGGCGATAGCTATCGCCCTAGGTATCAAAGTGGTGCGAGTAACTTACCTACTATCTGTGTTGCTTGTTGCCTGTGACTAGATTGTATGTTGTCTGTATGGGGGTATGGCTTGGGGTTCTTCTTCTTGGCTTATATATACCCATGACAGAATTTTTTTTGCAAAAAGTGATTCGGTGTAGCTATTATATGCTAAGTGGTATAGCAAATGTTCTCCCTTTTAATTAGGGAGAACAATGCTTTTTGGTAGATGTTATTCCCTTCCCCTTTGCAAATTATACTGCAATAGCAAAAAGATAGTCAAGCAAATAAAAAAAGAAAAAAGAAAGTATATAAAGAAAAAAGAAAGATAAAGGGGAGGAAGGGAATTATAAAAATTAAACCTCCCCTTTTTCAAGGAGATAGTTGACTATAGAAGTCAACTTCAGTTATTATATTCTATGACAGGAGGGCAGGTCAATGGCAACGGAAGCATTTAGAAACAGGCAGAAAACTAAATTTTTAAAGACATTTAAAGAAATTAAAACTGTATACAGTACTTGTGAAGCTATAGGTATTCCAAGAAGAACGATATACACTTGGTTGAAGGAAGACCCTGAGTTTAAGGCAAACTTTGAAGATATAAGACTAGGGGTTGGCGAAGAATTAGAGAGTATAGCTTTTCAATTAGTAAACAAGATGGCTGAAAAGGAAGATTATTCTAAGCCTGTGTTACTGATTACCATGTTAAATGCTAACTTACCTGGAAAATACAGATCTACAGACAATACTTCTGAGGATTCCAAACAATTAATGGAAGATTTCAGGAAGATGGCTGCCAAGAAAAAGAGAAAACCTCCCAAATCCAAGGTAGTTAAAGAAGCAGAGGACATAATCAATGACTCAGACAACAAATGAGCTAACAGATTTCCTTTATGAGAAGGTAGGGTTTGATCCTACTGATGAACAGAGAGTAATATTGGACTCTGATAAAAGATTTACACTTGTAGCAGGTGGGGAACAAGCAGGAAAAAGCATGATTGCTAGTAAATTCCTGCTAAAAAAGACATTTGAAACAGAAGGTGCAGGATTATATTGGCTAGTTGCTGCAGATTACGGCAGAACTAGGGCAGAATTTGAATATTTAATAGAAGATTTTGGTAAGCTAGGCTTATTAAAGAAGGCATCTAAGAGAGTAGACCCAGGTAGAATTGAATTAGCTGATGGTACAGTAATAGAAACCAAGTCAGCCAAAGATCCTAGAACTCTAGCTATGAGAGCACCTGATGGAATTATAGGATGTGAGGCTAGTCAGTTAGATTTAGAAAGTTATTACAGGATAAGAGGTAGATGTGCACCTAAAGCAGCATGGATGTTTCTAGCAGGAACATTTGAGGGTAGCCTTGGATGGTACCCTTCGTTGTTTCAGGCATGGAAGTACGGAGATAAAGACGAGAAATCTTTTTCTCTACCTTCATATACAAATAAACATTTATATCCAGGAGGTAAAGATGATCCAGAGATACAAAAACTCAAGAATGAGGCTAGTGATGATTTCTTCATGGAGAGGATTGAAGGTATTCCTTCGCCACCTACGGGAATCGTATTCCAAGAATTCAGAAGTGACAGACATATATCAGAAAAGGCTAGCTATGTACCAGGGGAACCAGTCCACTTGTGGATCGACCCAGGCTATGCAGGCGGCTATGCAATCGAAGCGATACAGATCAGCGATGATCAAGTTAGACTTATCGATGAAGTCTACGAAAAGTCCCTCATTACAGAAGAAATGATTAATATTTGTCAGAATAGAGAGTGGTGGAGTGATGTACAGTTTGGAGTAATTGATGTAGCAGGGTATCAACATCAGGCTATGGCAGCTCCTGCAGAAGTTTGGATGAATGAAACAGGATTGTACCTTGATTCACAGAAAGTTAAGATCAATGATGGTACAGAAAAATTAAAATCTATGTTAAAATTAGCTCCAAATGGCGAACCAAGATTAATAATTAACCCTAAATGTAAGGGAATATTATCAGAGTTTGGTGCAGCTCCAAATCCTTTTAATGGACAGACACTTGTTTACAAGTGGAAAACAGATAGAGATGGAAACATAGTTGGCAATCAACCCGAAGATAAGTATAATCATGGTGTGAAAGCTGTAATATATGGCTTGATTAATCATTTTGGTTATGCACATATAGAAAATAGAACATCAATCCGTGTAAGGAGATGGTAAATGGCAAAGGCTAGTTATAAACCTGAAAGAATAATAGATAAAGTAGAGAGTCATTACGAGGCTACTGAACCACTTCGTAACAGAATGGACAGGGATTATTCCCTTTATAGATTAGATCCATATGATGCAGGTGATGGATATCAGTCATACACATCAAATGAACCTTCAACATATGCAGATAAAATAATATCTTTTGTTGTTGGATCTGAAATGGTAGCCAGGATTCCTAATATATCTGAGAATGAAGATGACAGAGATGCAAACAATATGAAAGAAAGATTCTTTCTTGGTGCACTAAGAAGTGCTGACGAAAGACTTAAACAAGCATCTATGCCTTCAATTAAAAGTCAAATAGGTTGGTACATATGTATGAGAGGATGGTATGCAGGTAGAGCCTTACTGATTAAAGACGATGAAGATAATACTTATGTCGATATAACTCCTTGGGATCCAATGCATACTTATTGGTCATCAGGAACAGACGGACTTGATTGGGCTTGTTACAAAGTTAAAAAATCTAAAGAACTAGTAGAGGCACAATACAATATTAAACTACCAAGAAACGAACAGTACGATGACGAAGATTGGATAGATGTATATGATTACTATGATAAAGAAATGAACACAGTTGTTCTTTCTAATGGAAGAGTAGCTAAGAAACCTACACCACACGGATCACTAAGGGTGCCTGTGTTTTTGGGGCCTGTAGGGTCAGCTCCTATGATACAGGCACTTAATGATATGACTCCTATTGATGATACGATTGCTGATTATGGCGAAAGTATATTTAAACATAATAGAGAAAATTACGAAAAGAATAATCTCATGATGTCTATAATGTTAGAGCTTACAGCTAGAGCAAGACGACAAGGATTAAAGATTAGATCAAGAGATGGAATGAAAACTCTTGATGAGGATCCTTATAAAGAAGGTACAGAAATATCTTTGGCACAAGGTGAAGATATAGAACCATTAGGTTTAATGGAAGTAGCTAGAGAAACAGGTGCTTTCATGGGACTAGTGTCAGGAGAAACTCAGAGAGGTTCTATACCTCATACACTTTATGGAGATATACAATTTCAATTATCAGGATTTGCAATCAATACCCTTAGACAAGGTATTGATTCTGTAATATCCCCAAGAATAACAGCAATGGAAGATGCTTACACAAATATGTGTATGTTGTTAAATGATCAATATTTAACAGAAGCTTTTAGTGCAATGGAATTATCTGGTCAGGATATGAACAGACAATATTTTAAAGATAAAATATCTCCTGCTTCAATTAAAAAAGCAGGAGATATTGTTATAACATTCGTTGGCCAATTGCCACAGGATGATATGACAAAGATGAGCATGGCTCAGATAGCAAGGGAAGGAGAAGCTCCATTGCTACCTGATATATTTATTAGAGATAAGATTCTTGGTTTACAAGATACTGATCAAATAGATGATGCAATCAAAGAACAGCAAGCAGAAAAAGTTTTACCTGAAGCTGCATTATGGACATTACTTAAAGCAGCAGAAGAAAAAGGCAGACCTGATCTTGCACAATTTTATTATAGTGAACTACTTACTTTGATGACAGAAAAAGAAGCAAAGAAAGTAGAAACACAAATGGCTTTACAACAACAATTAACACAACAAGGACAAGCTCAACAAGGAGGAGGAATGCCAACGGCAGACCCTAGAGTAGCACCTAATGCTATGATGGGAGCACCACCTCCAACACCTACTCCACAAGCAGGAGCATTTGTTCCTCCAGGAACTCCTAGGCCAGGAGCTCAAAGTGAAGAGGAACAATTAAGAAGAGCAGGTCTTAACAATATGAGAGAGGTATAAAATGCAATTAGTAGGATTAGGAGTTAAAGATAATTCAGGAAAAGAAATAACAATAGGAATTGAAGGGGTTTATGGCAGTGAATTAGATAGTGTTTTGAAAAATAATGCTGCTCAGATCATTGCTGCTTTAACAGGGAAATATCCCACACCCTACAGCTATTCTACCGATTTAGATCCTGTTACAGGGAAACCAAAACCAGGAATTCCTGATGATTTATCAAAACTTACACCACAGATGATTACTAATTCAGGAATCCCTGGATTTAAATTTGACAATGGAACTTTAACTCAAATTGAAATTGATATAGGTAATGTAGCAAATTGGGGGAAATATAATTATCTTGTTAATGCTAATGATAGAAGTAATTTAAATTTAACAGCATTAAGTGGTCACCCTATAGTAAGCAAAGAAACAATGGAATATGGTATGTATTCATCTAAAGCAGGCGAAGGACAAAGATTTGCAGACAAATTTTCGGCATTTCAAGGGCCTAGTCCTGCAGGTGGCTTTGGAGATTTTGGTGGAATGGAAGGTGGAAGGTATGGAATGCAATCAACATATGTCCCTGAAACCGAAGCACAACTTAGAGCAGCAAAAGATGCAGGCATAATTCCAGAAAACAAAACACTTAGTCAAGCACAAAACGATGCAAAGAATGCTCAAGCAGGAAATGTAACTAGAGGTACTACAGTAAATAATCAAGGACAAGTTGTAGACCAAAGTGGTAAAGTTGTTGGACAAGCAGGTGCAGCAGGATCTCCAAACTTTGCAGCTACACAAGGAATACCTGGAGTTGATATGCCGTTTGGTGGAATTAATCCATTACAAGCTTTTGCTAGTCAGACACCTGGACAAGCAGCAAGTTTTGCTTTAGGTTCAGGGATGTTACCTGGATATGCTAATCAAAACTTAGCAGCAGCTTATGGAAATATATACCCTGGATTAGCTAATGCATATAATCTTGCATTACAAACAGGAAGATTAACAGCTCCTACTATAGGACAAGGAGTAGCAGGTACTGACATACAAGCACCTGGAGTTGGCTTTGCTCAATTTACACAAGGTGCAGGTGGCAATATTGCTCAAGGATTACAACAAGACTTGCAAAGTATACAAAATGTAAAAGCTAAAGTAAAAGCAGCAGGTGGAACAGTAACAGGATTAACTGAACAAGAGTTGGTACTTTATCAGCAAGTTATATCAGACCCTGAAACAGAATATAAAATAAGAGATAGTTTAATAAGATTAACTTCACCTAATGCTGCAACAGAACTGGCAAGAAGAACCATGTTGCAAAGAGCATACTCTATGGGAGAACTGCAGGCACCTGGACAATTAGCCATGACACCTGGAGGATTTGGAACTTTAGGAGCTGCACAAGCATCTCAATATACTCCTCCCACAGGAGCTTTCACACCAACACCACCGCCATCTACAAGAACACAAACACCCGTACCACAAATACCCGCAGGAGGAACTCCACCTATAAATAATCAGACACCAATAAGTCAGCCTCTAATAAATCAGACACCTACAAATCAGATACCAACAAATCAGACACCTTTAAGTCAGCCTGCAAATACAGAACCCGCAGCTCAA